AGATAGGCCTTTGATTTGACTGTATAGGCAGATGTCTATACTCTTATCTTATTGGAACAGAGAGTTCCATATAAAGGGAGGCACCAAATGAAATACACAATTAAGCATCATAAGTTAAACAATCAATGGTATGTAGTTACAAAAAATCCAGCATTAACTTATTCAACTGTTACATGGTTTGATACAAAAGCAGATGCACAACAATACATAAATGAAGAAATTGCATATAGCAAAGAACGCATGAAAGATATTGTTTCAATATCAGATTATTTTAAGTTGGCCAACTAATGCCTAAATTTAAGATTGGCGATAGAGTTTTTTATCAAAATCAATTAGCAACCATAATGGATGTGCATAATTATTTGCCGACTAAATCTGGCAAAAAGAAATTATTATGGTACTCAGTGCAATTAGATGGAATGCGCTCTCAATATGCAGTTGCACAAAAAACCAATAGTTTAAAAAAAGCAAAGGAAGGTAACTAATGCAACGCTCTAAAAGATATTATCAGGTGCGAACAGTAGCCAGAGCAACTTTCTGGTTACTGGCACTGGCCACGATTTACTTCTTGGCAACTCATATCAACTACACGCCAGATGGCTACTGTTTCGGATCAATGAATGAATGTTACTTAGGAGGCAAATAAATGTTTAAATATGCAACAGAGGGCGCAAAGATTCATACTTTAAAAATCTGCGACATGTGCGAGAAATGGCACGCTATCTGGTTTATTACTTACCAGCATCCAAATGCTGAGAAGTATTCAGTTAATGTTTGTGTATATTGCAAGAAAAAGAATGCTGAATGGGAGGTGAAATAAATGGCTGCAATGAAAGAACTCTTTATCGAGATTCAAATGGATATGTTAGCCTCAGCCGAAGTTTTGGCGGTGGCAAGTAATAGTGCTGATCCAGAGGAAATGAGCAGGGCTATCTATACCAGTATGAAAGTTTTAAATCCGCATCTAAAAATGTTATTAGGAGAGTAATGAGCGCCAAGCCACAAAGATCAGTAAGAGTTTCAGATGTAATCTGGAATAAGTTAAAAATCAAGGCAGCAGCCGAGGGCAAAACCGCCTCTGAGGTAATCAATGATTATCTAAAGGATTACATCAAGTGAAGTTGGTTTGGATGGTGCTGGTAGTGCTGGTAGCAATCGGCAAAGGCAGGCGAGTTCTGCCCTGGGCTATTGTGGGTTACCTGGGCGGTTGGATCGCCCTAGGCGTGGTTCTACTCAGCCGCCAGCGCCCCCTGCGCCCAGTTGCCCCCTGGTTGCTGGATTTGGGCTATCAGAGCCAGGCTAAGCGTGCAGTTGCCAAGATAGACACGCCGAAGGACATATTAGGTTAGATTTGCATGTATAGACGATTGCCTATACACTTATCCCATCGGAACAAAAGGTTCCAAATAAAGGGAGGCACCAAATGAACGCAAAGAAAGTAACAGCAGATCAGAAGTTAGCATTTGTAGAAAAAATAATTGCTTCAGATGTTTTTAATTCATCTGAGGTTGCAGCAGTAGCAATCCTTCAACAATTAGTTGATGATGCTAAAAAAGAAATTGCAACTCAGTTTGTAAATAAGCAAGATGCAGATGCTCGCAAAATTGGCAAGATGATTGCTAATAAAAAAGAAGCAATTAAGGTTGCAGCAAATGTTGTAAGTTTTGATACAGATACAGTTGCTGGCGCTTATGCCCGTGAGTTGGGAGTTAAACTTTAAAAAAGAAAAAAATCCCTACCTTCGCCGACGGCTGGCGAGGTAGGGATTTTTTATTGGGCCATTGCCTGAGCAATGCCCTGCTCCAAAGAAATCTTTGGCTCATATATTTGATTCATAAATCTTGGATTACCAACACGATACTCAACTCCAACTGGTGCAGTTGGATCAGTTTGAATTGGTGCTAAGTAACCAGCAGATAGCATCATCATCTCTGCTAATTCAATAAAAGAGGTTGCCCTACCAGAGCAGATATTCATAACTTCAACGCCGTTAATTACGGCTGCAAAAGTTGCTTCAACTACATCATCAATATGCACAAAATCTCTTACTTGCTCACCTGTTCCCCATATTTTAAATGGGCTGGCTTTTGCTTTTGCTCTAGCAACAAAAGATGGGAATGGATAATCTAAAGATTGATCAGCGCCATAACCTGAGAATGGGCGAAGGATACTTACCTTCAAGCCTTCATCCCTGGCGTATTGCGCAAGCATCTCACCAGTTAATTTGCTCCAGCCATAAGTTTGATCAGGCGTTCTAATGTGTTCTAAATTTATATCTTGCTCAGATAATCTCATCTTAAATCTTGATCGCTGCAACATTGTTGGATAGGCAGCAGAGGATGAGAAGTAAACGATTCGACCAGGGCGAGTTCTAAGCGCCCACTGGAATAGATCAGAATCTATCGCCAGGTCGGTGGCAACTGCCAAAGGATTACCTTCAATGGTGGCACGGCCACCGACTACGGCGGCTAAGTGAATGACTACATCAAAGTAAGTGTTATCGGCTGCAAAGAATTTGCGAGCATCAATGCCTGATTTAATATCAAAGCCAAATACATCATTATTTTTTTCATCTAAGGCTCGATGAAAGGCTCTACCTACAAAACCTTCATTGCCAGTAATTAGAATTTTCATTTAAGTTTTGCCAATAAATCCTGATACTCCGCACCAGCCATATAAGCATCAAAGGCAACTTTATCGGCTGAGTAAACTTCAGGAGCATTTACCCTAGCGTAATTATCATCCATTGGCGCCTTGCCATTGAAGGCGTGGCAATGCTCAATTACTACCTCTGGCATATATTTAATCTTATCTAAATCCTGACCAAGTTTTAGCCAGAAATTATCAAGATATAGATGGCGCAAATTATCTGGCACCATTCCACGCAATTCTTTAACTATCGTGTTGGACATCGCAACGGCAGTTGGCAGGCTAGCGCCTTGAAATAGATCATTGCCGTAAACAATATCTGAGCCAGAATAAAGTTGCTCAACAAATAACTCATCCCAGTTTTTAGTTCTTGGCCTGTGGTCATCGCCCATAAATGCAAAGTTATCAACATCATCAATATATTGGCGTGCAACATAATTTAACGGGAAAGCCATTCCGCCAGTTGTATTGTGAATCATTAATACAGATTCATTTGGCAGTTTCCAAGAGTATTCACTGCGAGTTTCATCGGTAAAATCTACGATGTAGATTCGCCTGGATTTTGTTTCTGTATCTACAAAAGCCTGCTCTAACGCTACGGCGTTATCTGGGCGGCCTCTAGTTGGAATTAAGATTATTAAATCAGTTTCGACCATTGGCTAACTCCCCAGCAATGGCAAAATAAGCGGCGCCGTCTATGTAATTATCAGCCTTATAGGTTTCCATTGATCTGGCTACTTTAATTAATGCACAAATCATTGCACTTTGTTCTAGTGTTATCTCGCAATCGAGATAAACAGATAGAAGCCTGCTAATACGAGTAAAGTTAATAGCAGGCGTTCCATAAGCGTTTTGCCTATCGGCGTGAGTAAGCCTCTTGGCCTCATCTAAAATTTCCCCCCGATTCATTTTTACTTTGAACCTTTACCAAATTCTGTTGCTTTAGGATCAAGCGCCTTCAAAATTGGGCCTGCGCAAGATGCCACAAATGCGGCTCCTAATGCTTTTGGTGAAGTTTCACCAGCAAGATAAAGTGCTAGAACAGATGCGAACGCTGCTCGCAAATAGGTTGAAGCAATTGCGATTAGTTTTTCTTGGGTCATTTTTTTCCTATTCTTTGTAAGTAGGTTTGCCGAATCCTACAATGAATACTGGCAAGGATGGTTTTAACTTACCACCATTTTTCTTTTTGTAGGCACGAACCTTTAGGCAACACTCGCCCCCGTTGCGCTGATCGCCCTTTTTATTTGAGGCGGTATTGCCCTCAACAGTGGTTACAGTACCATCGCCATTATCTGAAACTACTATTCCAATATGTGAGATGCGATCTACGCCATCTCCAGGGAAATCAAAGAAGGCTAAATCACCTGGTAGCGGTGTTGCCACCTGGACATCTTGCCATTTTTTATTTTTAATAAAAGCATCGGCGCCAGCCTTTGTTGAAACTACATTAGGGATTTTTAATCCTACTTGAGCAGCGCACCACATAACAAAGGAACCGCACCAGGGTTGGAAATTAACCTTAGTGAATGCTCCATATTTAGTTTGGTTATCTTTTGGCCCTTCAATGTAACCAACCTCGGCTTTTGCTACTTCAACAATCTTTAATCTTTGGCTCATATTCCCCTCATTCGGTTGAATTATTTTTTTTTACTTGAATCCTCAACATCTTTTGCTTGCTTATCAGCCGCCTGGCGTACCTCTACCTCTGTATCAGCAACTGTTTTGGCACCCTTATCAACTGTTGAAAAGGCAGCATTGATTTCATCAAGAGATAGTTTACCATCATCCATAAATGCACGGGCTAACTTCTCAACTACTGCTGCTACTGCGGTTAAGCCAGCAACTGTAACTGCGGTAATTGTATCTATACCAGCAATTGCGCCAGCACCAATTACAGATAATCCGCTTGCTGCAAATACTGCAACAATACGCATCAATACATTTTTAAGAGAGGACATAATTACTCCTTTGGATTTCGTAATTTGTAAGTTGCCCCCCATATAAATAGTGAAATAAAAATTGCATAACCAACAACAACTTTGGCTGAACCTTCCAGAACAACCCAAGCAATGAACATTCCTAAGAGTGTCCATAATTGATTAAAAATATCTGAGAACCAAGCCTTCATTATGGATTCCTCCTGTAAGTAGCGGCAGCGCTAGCAATAGATGCTGCCTGCGTTGCGATATTTCCAACGATGATTGCAGAGATAACTACCTTCTCTGATTTTTCTCTCACCTCTGGCGCCATATCTGCCCCCACTTCGCCAAAGGCTGCAAGTGCTGCTGCTGGATTCGTAAATAATTCTTGCAATAATTCAGCAGGATTTTGAAGTAAGGCAATTGCAACTGCCTGTTCTTGCGTTAAAACTACGCCATTAGGGAGGATAACCTCATCTTTTGGAATTTCAATTGGCTCAACCTCTGATTCAATCTCTGGTTCAACCTCTGGTTCAACCTCTGGTTCAACCTCTGGTTCAGTTGGTTCAACTGGTGTTGGCTCTGTAATTGGTTCAGGTTCAGGAGTTGGTTCTACAACCTCTGGCTCTGGAACTACAACAGGATCAGGATCAGGCGTTACCACTGGTACAGGTTGCGGCATTGGTGCAGGTTGCGGCGT